CAATATTTTATAACAACTTTTTGCCCTAAAAAAGATACAGTTTCTTTAAGAATAACTCAATCATGGACTAATAATTCTAAACACACACAATATCATCATAAACATCAACATCCCAATTCGTTATTAAGCGGTGTGTTTTATATACAATCATCCGAAAACGACAAAATTACTTTTCATGATGAACCTTACGAACAACTTCGTATACCTCCTGCAACATTTAATGTTTATAATAGTCCTTCTTGGTGGTTACCTGCAACACAAGGATTATTATATATATTCAAATCAAGCTTGACACACAGTGTTCCAAATGTTGTAGATAACCAAACACGAATTAGCTTAGCTTTTAATACATTTCCTGTTGGTAGTTTGGGCGATGATTATGAACTAACAGGGTTGAAGTTAAAGGGCTAATATTAATTTTGCTATTAAGATAAATACTATTGTTCCGTGTGAACTCATAACTACATGGGGTAGTTATGGCTCCTAGAACGAGCTAAAGGAAATTATAATGGCAAAGCTAAAAATTCAAAAAACAGGTAATATTGATGTTGGTATTCCTGCTCAAACAGAGGTAGGAAATATTGGTGTCGTTGGTGGTGCTAATGGCTTAGGTGCAGTCAGTGGTGGTAATACAATTCTTTGTGTTGCTAACATCGAATACTCAACAGGCAATTATGCAGCAGGTGATGCATACATTGTACGTCAAAAAGGTAAATCAAAGTTCTTAGTTGCAAACACTGCAGATCCTACACAAACACAAATTTGTATTCTTGTTAATGAAGCAGACGCAAACGTTGCTAATTTAACATCAGGACAAATGGCAATCCAAGGTATTGATGCTTCAGCAGCAAATGTTGCAATCTTTAGTATTATTAACTCACATGCTGAAGGTTTTGCACCTGACTATGTAGACAGTAACAATATTGGTAACATGGCAAATGCAACCGCATATCACGTTTCTTTTGTTGCAGCAAATGCAACACCACAAACAGGTTCTAACTTGACAATTATTCAAATTCCAAGTCAGTAAAAAGATATGCTTTAATAAAACCCACAGCAATGTGGGTTTTTTATTTTATAGCATCATGAATTAATGCTATCTTTTGTTGAATTATATCGTAATTCAATGTATTAAACAAACCACGATGTAATGGTTTTGGATATAATTGACTATCGCACCAACAATATCCTAAATGTTCATGATTTAACGTTGGAATAAATTCAGATTGTACAAATGAATAAAAAGTATGATACACAAATCGTTTATCATCACTTGTAAATTGTTCAATGGGAAATAATTTTACTTCACTCGGCCAATAACCAATTTCTTCAATACACTCACGCTCTAACGCAGTACGTAAATTTTCACCACGCTCCACCTTCCCCCCAGGCAATCCCCAAGTGTTTATTTTCTTATCATTACGTAATAAAAATAAGTGACGATTTGTATTTAAAGCGCAAAATAATATACCAACACTGTTGTTTAACTTGTTTAAATGACGATGTTCCATGAACCTTGATTGTAAAATCCCTCAAAAGATTTTGTCCATCCTGTATCCCTACCATATCGATATTGAACACTAGTGTACAAATTTACAACCCATTCAGGTCTTGTCGCTGCTTGACTATCAAATGATACTTCCCAATTTGTTCCATTGTATTCGATAATATCATTTTGGTTAGCCATAATATCACCCCATGCACTTGACATATTATAAGTTGTAGTTAATATTCTAACACCATTGTCAAGATCTACAAGTGTTGGATTATCTACAGTTATCGTATTTGTCATGGTATCAATTGCTATAATTTTGGTATCTGCACTAAAAATAGCTTGCATACTTGAATTTCTTGCACTTACGATACTATCGATCCAATTACTTGATGCTGATAAATTCAATCCACTTACTGTTATAACAGTTGAACCTGCAGGTAATATTGATGGCTCCGCACATACTAAAACTTGTGACTGATCATTGCCCATACTATTTGTAATTAAATAACGTGTGCCTACAGTAGGGATCGGCAAATTCAACCCAGGCCCCTGCGCCAACGGATCCACCACACGATCAATAGCTTGTAATGTATTGGCAGGAATTGTGTCAGGGTTAATCGTAAAATTTAACAAACGATCATCGATAGGATCAAATGTAATCGTACCCATGATTTCAGTATCCATGTAAGGATTTTCTAGCGTTATCATCGAGATCCCAGGTCGTACCGTTCCATAAACATTTAATACTGCTTTCCAATACAAATTAGTATTTGGGCTAGGAGGTAATTCTAGAGTATCATTACTAGGATACTGTGGTTGTTTTGCAGGTAATATTTGTAATGTATTACCTAATAATAAAACTTGATAACCATACGGTGTAACTTTTTGTCTTGTACCAAGTAATAATTCATCATCTTGCATATCACTTAGTGCGGTACCTTTATAGATACTATTAATTACTTTATAAATGACACCATACTTTTGTACTTTAATTGGGCTTGAAATCCATATTGGCATGTAAAATTTCCATGTCATAATATCAATAGGATTTGACGTGCCAATTGGAATAGTTCTACTTGTATAATTTAAACTTTCTTGGTATACAACACTTAATGAAGTCCAATCTATAAAGTTATCTGTACTTTGTATTTCTAACGATGGATTAAACAATACACCTAACTGTTCAAACAGTTGCATTTTTTGATTGTAGTTACTTGTCCAAAAATCAACCGTTACACTTAGACGATATGGTACAGGCATTAATCGTTTTATGTTAAACGCTTGTCCTTGTGTATTTTCATATTCTTGTGTTTCATTATTATATGTTCGTTGTCGTACAGATAAATTGTCAACAAAGTAAGGATCTTGTGTTCTATTTTGTTCGTAAGTTAACCCACTGATGTAGTAAGTAATTTGTGGTACAGTAGGTAAATTACTTGGACTGTTGTTATTAATAATGTTGGCAACGTTTCTACTTTGATCGCCATACATAATTGGTACACGTTTTAGAATGGGATTACCATTAGGATCAAACCCATCCTCTACATACCAATTACTCAATATCTTAGCAAATTGTATTAAAAATCTTCTAACTTGCTTATCGTAAAAAAACTCTGCCAATTTATTATCCTTTACAAATCAGGTTGAATTCTTAGTGCATCACTCAGTGATTGGCGACTTGGTATGAATCCACCATCTGTTGTTTGTACTACTTGATCATTGTTAATGAAACCACTTAACTGTGAACGATCACTTGCTGTAAATCCTGTAGTTGTTCTAACATTTTGACTAATCTCTACCCACAATGTTCCATCAAACCTGAACAATTTTTGTGGCAAATAATCAATGCGTAAGAAGTAATCACCTTGTTGTGGTGCAGCGGGGAATTGAATACCTGCACCTGTTGCTTCACCATTAGGTGCACTACCGTCTCCTGCCATATAACCTGCAATATATCCAAATGATAAGGGTGATACACGTTTAATAAACGTAAAGCGTGGATCATTATCAGCACGATAGTCTGCATCTTGCGTCACGATGCCAGCAAAGTTTGACGATACAACAATAATTTGCCCATCTGCCACTTCATTTTGTATAGGTTCACTTAATTCTACTGTTTGACTATCAATAACATTCACCACCCTTGTCCCAGGCAAGAACGGCTGCACCAACGCCCCAGGTGTATCTATCACTAGTAAGTTTGACAAATCTTGTGTTAAATTTTGTATACGTAAAATGTATGACCCACGAATATTGGTATTACCCTGTGCTTTTACTTCAAAGCGTAAATATTCATCTGCATTGATATAAGTATTATCTGCAGTGCCATATGGTCCTGTTACAGGTCCCATTACAGTTGCTGCGATAACTAATGAACCATTAACTTGTCCACTGCCTGATGGTAGTTGTTCAGGAGCAATTTCTGCTTTTTCTAATGACAATGAAATAAATTTATCAATAGAGTTAGCTAAACCCTTTGATGCTGCAGCCATTGATCTAAATTGGTCTAATGCTCCTGCACTAATAGAAATTACAGGACTTGCGTTAGTGTATAAGTCACTTGAAAAATAAATGATGGTTCCTCTAGTTGGAACAGGAGAACCATTATTAATAATAACATTAACAGGAGGAGCAGGTTGTCCATCAAGATAGGATGGTGCAACATATAGTTGGTCACGATTGTAACCACCTTTAGGTACAAGACGTGCTGCTTCTTCAAGATTTTTATTATTAATTTCAATATTTTTATTGTAGGTAGAAATAATATCTTTTAATTGTTGCTGTGTACTTAATTCCCAATAAACAAGATCAGGTGGAGGAATACCTGCAGGTACGGGTTGCTTTGGTGTATAAACTTTATCACCATACATGACGGTGTAGCCTGGTTCGTAGGTTACGGTGTTGTTCCAATCACCCATAAAATTATCCGTATCAATTGGTTGTCGTAATATATCTGCAAATTCTTGACTATCAACAAGTGGTTCTGCTTTTAGTCTCCACATATGCGGAAACCATGTTTGGCTAAAACCTTCACTAGCAAAATTCCCATCAGTGACTTGATAAAACCTTCTTAATCCTACGGGAATGGTTTCATTTAATGGATGATAATCAATCAAGTGAGGTAATTCAAGCACATCACCAACCATTAATTTTCTACCTAGTATGTCAATCATATCATTGTAATGTACAGTGATAAAAATAGTATCATTACTTAAAAACAATCCAAATTGACTTAAATCGAAATCAATGTTAGACACGTTATAGTGACCACGTAAACGATATATGCTAGAATCGTATTTACGATCACGGTTTTCTAACCACATTAAGTCTTGAATATTAGTAGGATCTAACTGATCATAGACAGGCGTGGTAACGTCATTGTTGCGTGGATTATTTGATCCAATATACTTATGAATATAAAGATCAGTTGCTCCAACCGTGTACATTTCTTTGATTGTTTTATCAAAGAAGCGGTAATCATTTGATTTTTGTGGTCTCCACAGACTTAGTTTTGGCATGATTTATATATTTATCTGAATGTTTTGACTAAATTGTTGTAAATAGAGTACATTGGAACCTTGATATGAGTAAGAAAAATAAACACATGAAAAAAGATGAGCAGAAATCAACGATTAAGGATTTAGTCCCTAGGGACACTGACTACAAATACTATGGTTATGAGCCTAATTTTATTATGCAACCTGATCCTGATTTACGTGCACATGCCTTAGCAAGATCGTTTACATGGTATACACGTTTCTTTGACAAAAAAGATGGTAAAGAAATGTTAGTACAATATTTAGAATGGTTAGGGCATACTGACCATGCCAAAGCAATGCGCAATGTCAGTGATAGTGAATTTATGGTGACCTTATGTTGGTTAGCTAGAATGAACATGCGTGGTTTAGAATTAACAGACCATGAATCAAATATACTATCAAATGAAGTAACAAGATTATTAGAAACATTAGCCAAACCAACCATTATTAAAAAAGAAGAAAGTCATAAACCAAACATACAAGAAATCATGCGTGAACGTGCGCATGAAGTATGTGGTGAACTTGAAGGTGCGTTTGACGATTATTTTTTAAGCAGGACTAAAAAACAAACTGAACTTAACACAGTCGCTATATTAACTGAAAAAAATATATTGCCACAGCATGCATCGATTTTAATTGATACTTGGCAAAAAAGATTGGATGAATTTCAATCTGTTTATAACCAAAAAGATAAAGACTTAGTTTTAGGATATTCTCATTTGACTAAAACTCAAATTAAAAATTTGATTAAGTTTTGTGAAACCATTATTTCAGATATTAATGGGTATGTTAATATCAAAAAGTCACAGCAACCTGTTAGAAAGAAAAAAGTAGTTACACCTGAACAGCTTGTTAAAAACATTAAGTTTCAATTAAAAGAAGAAACGTTGGGACTACGTAGTGTCAATCCATCTAAATTAGTTGGCGCAACGGAGATTTGGTTGTATGATACAGCTAAACGTAGACTATCATATTTGGTTGCTGATCAACATGCACAAACCATGACTGTAAAAGGTACAACTATAGTAGGGTTTGATAGCGTACAAAGTGGTACAAAAACGTTACGTAAACCTGCTGAACAATTAAAAGAGTTGTTTAGTGGTGGCAAACCTGCAGCTAGAAAGTTTTTTAAGGATATCAAAACCTTACAAACCATACCTAGTGGTAGGATGAGTGAAACAGTTATTATACTAAAGGTAAATTAATGAAACAAATTGATCTAAACAAATACCAAGATTTTGTAAAAGCAGTAACAAGTGAAGCAAGTAATGATCTTACTACATTTATGAATAGGTTGGATGTTATTGATGGTAATTATGATTTTGCCAATAATCAACATGGACCGAATATTAATGTTCCATTGATGTTAACAGGTGTTATGGGGTTATCTTCTGAAACAGGTGAACTTATGGAAATCGTTAAAAAAATGGTTTTTCAGGGTAAACCTCTTAATGAAGAAAACTTATTTCACATGAAGCGTGAACTTGGTGATATTATGTGGTATTGGGTTAACATGTGTCGTGCGTTGGACTTAAACCCAAATGATGTGATTGCTGAAAATGTAACTAAATTGCAATCACGATATCCAAGTGGTTCATTTGATCCATGGTACAGTGAAAATCGTAAAGAAGGTGATCTTTGAACTTGTTTGTCAAATCTGTTGAAGTAATGCAAACGACAACAGAGCAATCTACATTCAGCATTCTTAAAGGTGAGTGTGGGCATGTGCATGGGTTTGTGTATGTTTCACAAGCTTGTTGCTTTATTTGCCCTGATTGTGGCAATCAATATGAAATACAGGATGAAACTGAATAAATACTTTCACAACCTGAGAGTACATTATGTCCGTTACACCTGTATTACCACCACTTCAACAACAAAAAGAAGCTTTATTCAATAATATTCGCTTACGTTTAGGTGGGGGAATAGTTGATTTAGAATTAGATCCTGAGCATTATGAGGCAGCATATCAATATGCGATTGCAACATATAGGCAACGTGCTACTAATGCTTATGAAGAATCGTATAGCCTACTTACCGTAGAAAATAATCAATACACTTACATCCTTCCACAAGAAGTTACAACAGTACGTGAAGTATTTCGTAGAACAGTTGGTTTAGAGACAGGACCTGCTGCATCATCATTTGATCCATTTTCTAGTGCCATTTTAAATACATACTTATTAAACTATAACTATGCAGGTGGATTAGCTACGTATGATTTTTATGCAGGTTATATTGAGTTAGCTGCACGTATGTTTGGTGGATATGTAATTTTTACGTTTAATCCTGTAACTAAAGAAATTAGTTTTGTGCGTAATTTTAAGGGTAGTGGCGAACAGTTATTATTGTGGACATACAATATGAAACCTGAAATTACGTTATTGCGTGACCCATCTATTGCAAATTGGATAACAAGTTGGACATTATGTCAGTGTAAGATGATTATAGGTGAAGCACGTGAAAAGTTTGCTAGCATTGCAGGACCAACAGGTGGCACTACACTTAATGGTGCAGCCATGAAAGCTGAAGCGAAAGAAGGTTTTGCTGAATTAATTGATGAACTTAAGCGTTATGTTGATTGGTCACAACCTTTAACTTGGGTACAAGGGTAATATTCTAAATTACTTGAAATCTGTAATAAGTATGACATAATACGCCTATGTGGAGGGCATTATGATTGTAGGTATTTGTGGATTAATTGGTAGTGGCAAAGATACGATTGCAAGTTACTTAATTGATGAGCATGGGTTTAGACGCATGTCATTTGCTGAAAGTTTAAAAGATGCAACTGCTGCGGTGTTTGGTTGGGATCGTGAAATGCTTGATGGTGTAACCAAATCAAGTAGACAATGGCGTGAACAAGTAGATACATGGTGGTCAGAACGATTAGGTATACCCAATCTTACACCAAGAATGGTATTACAACATTGGGGAACAGAATTATTTCGTAATCATTTTCATGATGAAATATGGGTAGCTAGTGTTGAGCGTAAGCTAATGAAAACCGAAGACAATATAGTGATTACTGATTGTCGATTTAAAAATGAGGTTGATGCCATACATCGTTCAGGTGGTATTGTAGTACGTGTCAAGCGTGGTCCTGAACCATCTTGGTATGAAGCAGCAGTTTCATATAATGCAGGACCAAAAAATATGGGATGGGCACTTGCTAGGAATGAATTAGAACATGCTAAAATTCATGCTAGTGAATATAGTCATTGTGGTTTAAAATTTGATGCTGTTATAGAAAACGATTCTACTATTGATAATTTACATAGAAAGATTAATAGTCTACTTGAAGATCGCCAACTTTCCATGCACTCTGTTTTCGCTTAATTACTTCAACACAATTTAGGCATACACTACGTAGGTTAATTAGTTCGCAATTGTTTAAATTGCCATCAACATGCCATACAGTAATTTGTGAAGTATACTGAGAACGAAACCCACATATATCACATGTGGGTTTTTTCTTATAACCTTTACTTTCCCATTTTGGCTTGGTTTTAGCAAGTTGTTTGTTATTTGCTATACATATCGTACATCGTGATCTAAAGTATCGTTTTCCATTACGATAATAAGCAGGTGCACGTGGATTTTTGTTACAAACTTTACAAAATGGTCTCATTCTGCTATTTATAATTGTAACTCTACTAGTAGAGGCTTAAACACAGGTTTTTTACAGGTTTATCCTAAATAATAATAATGAAGAAAAACTTCATTTTTATTTAGGAGAAACAATATGGCACTTGTTAGCCCAGGCGTGGAAGTAACAATTATTGATCAAAGTCAGTACTTACCCGCAGGTTCAAATTCAGTTCCAATGCTGTTAATTGCAACAGCACAAAATAAGGCAAATGCGTCAGGCACAGGTGTCGCTGTTGCAACAACTGCAGCCAATGCAAATAAATTATATCGTGTGACAAGTCAGCGTGATTTGGTTACATTGTATGGTAATCCATTTTTCTATAAGACTGCTAATGGCACACCAATTCAAGGTTATGAACTTAATGAGTATGGTTTATTAACTGCGTATAGTGTTTTAGGTGCAACAAACTTATGTTATGTTTTACGTGCGGATATTGATTTAGCTAGTTTAGTTGGTCAAGTTGGTCGCCCCACAGGTAATCCTGCAGATGGTACTTATTGGTTAGATACAACAAACAGTACATGGGGTATGTTTGAGTTTAATGCAACTACAGGTAATTTTAATCTTCAAGCACCTATTATCATTGATAGTGCAGATGATGTAATTAACTCAACCCAAGAGCCAAAAGGTTATATTGGTAATATTGGTGATTATGCTGTTGTAACAGGTATTACTGATTATGGTTCACCTGATGCTTTCCATACATATTGGTACAAAGCAGGTGCATATTTAAATTCAGCAGCAGATTCATTATATAATACATGGGTCCCTGTTGGTTCAAGCACATGGGCACGAACAGTTCCTACATTACAAGGTGGCGCAATTACAGCATCAAGTAGTGTATTGTTAACAATTAGTGTAACACGTGGAGGAACAACATTTAGTGCTACGATTAGTTCGGGTACAACTGCTGCATCACTTGCTGCTGCTATTAATGCAATTACTAATGTTCCAAATATTAGTGCATCAGTTGTTAATAATCGTGTTAATATTTTCCAAAGTTCAAGTAGCGATACTTCAATTACATTAAGTGATTCTAATAGTGGTGCAGATTGGGCATTATTTGGTTTTACAGTTGGCACACATGTTAAACCTGTTGTATTTTATGGAACCAATGCTCAGCAACCAAATTGGAGAGCAGGTGGTGCATCACCAAGACCTACAGGTAGTGTATGGATTAAGACTAATGCAGCAAATAGTGGTACAAATTTAGTTACTAGTGTATACAGCGCATCTACAGATTTGTTTACAACTGTTCCATGTCCATTATATCCTAGTGATCAATCAGCAAATGCAACGTTAGATCCTGCAGGTGGAAAAAATATTCCTGTTGGTACATTGTTTGCACAGTATGGTTTTGGTTCAGGATTAGGAAAAGCCCCTGTACAATTATTCCGTAGAAGCGCATCAGGTTTGTCAGTATTTACAGGAACTAATACAAGTCCCAACTTTGGATTAAGCTCATCTTCATTTGGTGTGTATGTTACAACACCAAATAGTTCAGCATTATCTTCACGTTATACTGTTGTATTACCTGCAACATTAACTGCAAAAGGTGCGATTGATTTTGTTGCAGCATGGGCAGCAGCAAATATTCCTTACACAACTGCCGCAGTATCATCAACGGGTGCGATTGTATTAACACATACAGAAGGTGGTGACATTGTATTAGATGACAATGGTTACTTAACATCACCTGCTGATATTGCAGGATTTACTACACAAGCTACATCAGGAGCACCCACCAACTCTAAAGTAGGTCCATACTCAACTGTAACAGTTACTACAGCAGGTCCAACTGCAGGTACACTAACCATTACAGGTGGTACAGGTACAGGAGCGACACTAACAAGCGTTCAATATACAGGTACAGTAGTTGGAACTATTGCTGCTAGTGGTGGTACAGGTTATGTAACAGGTGATATTGTTACATTGGGTGGTACAGCTTTAGCACCTCATATTGCATCAGGTCCTTTAACTGCATACGTTGTTGCGTCAGGTGGAGCAATTTCACAATTATTAGTATATAGTGGTGTAATGGTTCCTGATTTCATGACATGCTTAAGTGATTGGACAGAATTTAGTTACGAATCTAACGATATCGAACCAAATACATTACCAACCAATAATACCAATTGGTACTATAGCGTTGTTAATGAAGTAGATATCATGGTTAACACAGGTACAGCATGGGTTGGTTATCGTAACGCACAGTATGGATCAAATGGTTTATGGTCTGCGACAGCAACAGGTACTACAGATCCTGCAGGTCCGTTAATTAGTTCATCACAACCCACAGTACAAAGTGATGGTACACCATTAGTATACGGTGATATTTGGATTGATACAAGTGATTTAGAAAATTATCCATTAGTTAATCGTTGGCAACAAGTTGACGGACTAGATCAGTGGGTCTTATTAGACAATACCGATCAAGTTACAGAAAATGGTATTGTATTTGCTGATGCACGTTGGGGTCCAAATAGTGGTGTAAATCCTGTTACTGATGCTATGCCAACCATTGTTAGCTTATTATCAAGTAATTATATTGATTTAGATACTCCAAGTTATACACTTTACCCACGTGGCACATTGTTATTCAATACACGCCGTAGTGGTTATAACGTAAAGCAATTTAGAACAAATTACTTTACATCAGCTAGTTTCCCAAGTGCAGGTGCATACACTGTGCCAACAACGACACCTGGGAGCTTGCCTGAAGTTAGTTATACATGGGTAACAGCAAGTGGTAACATGACCAATGGTGCACCATATATGGGTCGTAAGGCACAACGTGCAATGGTCGTAGCAGCAATGAAGGCATCAATTGACACCAATCAAGAGATTCGTGAAGAAGATACCTACTTTAACTTAATTGCAACACCTAATTACACAGAATTGCAACCAAACATGGTCGTATTAAACAATGATCGTGGTCAAACAGGATACATTGTTGGTGACACACCAATGCGTCTTGCTGATAATGCAACTGATATTGTAGCATGGGCAACTAATGCAGCGGGTGCAGCACAAAGTGGTGAAGAAGGTTTAGTAACACGTGATACGTACATGGGTATCTACTATCCAAGTGGTATTAGTACTGATCTTTCAGGTGCGCTTGTAGCAGTTCCACCAAGCTATATGATCTTACGTACTATTTTACGTAACGATACAATTGCTTATCCATGGTTTGCTCCTGCAGGTCAGCGTCGAGGTGTTGTTGATAACGCATCTAATATTGGTTACATTAATGCAGCAACAGGTGAATTTGTTGTAACAAAGAATCGTATGGCATTACGTGATGTTGAGTACACAAACTTCATTAACCCAATTGCATTCTTTACGAATGTTGGATTATTGAACTTTGGTAACAAGAATAGCTTTGATAGTCAGAGCG